ACTGAGATATTGACTTACATGATTTGCCATTAGTCTTCCTCCTCCATAAACTCTTGAAGCAAAATATCACTTAAACGATTTTTAGTGAGCGACAGAACTTCTTTAAGTTCTACTTTGTTACACTTCTCTAAGAGAGAATCAATCTGTACAACTTTGCCATCGTTACCAGCAGAAGCAGATCTCCACTTGAACCTATATCCAAACTGACTCTTCATCTCATCGTGTAGATGTTTTTCTAAAGTAGTTTGATCACCGTCAGCAGTATATAGGCAACGAATAAACACATCGTCTTTCGACCAACCTTGCGAACGGATGTACTTACCGCAATTATGGGCAGTGGACTTCAAAGAAGCAACTCGATACTGGCAGTTGCTAGTTTGTCCAATGTAACCCATCTGTTCATGGAGAATCTCATCACCAATGGTTTCGAGATCATCCTTGTGCGCAACCAAATAAACTACGTTGGTTGAAGGTGCGTCGCGCCAAAATGTTTCGGCGAGAATAGTTTTATATGACGGCACTTTGGACAGGGGTGTCCAATCCATAGAATCGTCAATGATGAGTTCTAACATAATATAGTTTCCTTATGAACCAACAATCATTATGCCTGTATTACTGATCAAAAGCAAGTTCAAAAAACTATAGGGAAATCAATCACTTAGGAACTTCTTGACTCCAGCTAGCGATTGATTGATAACCTGATGCATGTCCAGATACTGATAAGTCCCGCATCGACCAATGAATGACATCTTTGGATTGTCCAATACAGTTTTAGCAAGATACTTGCCATAGATCTCGGCATTGTTGCCTTCAATATCTTTGACAGGATAGTATCGCTCCATGTTGTTATCCTTATAGTCACATGGATACTCATAAGTCAAGGTGGTTGCCATATCGTTCTCGCCGTGATTAGGAAAGACTTTCCACTCAGTCACGCGAGTCGGACCATCGTAGGTGGTGAAGTTTGTAGTTGCGGTCTTGTACATCTGCTTCTCGGGCAAAGTCACAGTGTCAAATTTGATACTGCGGTATGGCAACTCACCAAACTCATAATCATAATATTCGTCAATGGGCATGCTATTGAATATGTGATCAACGTCATCTTCCATTTTCTTATCGAAAGGATAATCAAGGACAACTCTAATATTTTCGTGATCAAAGATACGTTCAAACATTGCGGTGTATCCATCCGCTGGCATCTTTTGAAAGTCGTCGTTCGGGAAGTAATATTCGTTGTCGTCATCGCGTACAGGTACACGTTCTAGAATCTTAGGATTCAACTCCTCGATCTCTTTGTCCCACATCTTCTTGGTGTAAGGTCGGAAGAAAGTATCTACAATATTATCTTGACCAATGCGTGCGACAGTATCTTTGTTGGGCGGGAGCACATAGAACTCACCATCAGTGTGCTTGGCGAGAACTTTATGTTTATGTTCAACCCAGTCTGTAAATTGACTCATCCACTCAACGACTCGTTCGTTAGAAGTGTGGAAGATATGCGGACCATACTTATGCACTCGAATGCCGTGCTCATTAATATAGTCGTACGCATTGCCCGCAATATGATCGCGAGCATCAATAACAGTGACTTTGTGACCTGCTTCAGCAAGTTCGCGAGCATACACTGCCCCTGCGAAACCTGCGCCAACTACAAGATAAGTCATGATAGATATTCCTCTATCTGTTCCTTGGTGATTTCTTTGTTCATAGGTTGCGATTCATAGTATGCTTCTTTCTGATCTTTAGCAAGTTTAGTCAACTCAGCATCAGTCATCGACTCTATCTTTGCGCAAGTCAATCCAACATAAGGTTCGCCGAACACTGCTCCTTCCTTATCTTCGCAGATAAGAATCGAACCAACGTCAGCAACCTGTTGAGGTCTTGCTCGCCACCAACCCGATCCAGCATGCCAGTATCCCGCCATGAGGATACCCCACTGATCATTGAACACCGCAACCATATCTTCTTCGGATAACCTGACCTGCTTCTTCTTCGCGGAACCATATTGCTTGATGTCCCAAGTCACACCTTCAGTGACCTTGTTAAACCACTTCTCGGTCTCGCTTTGAATCAACCCTGCAAAGTTAAACACCTTCTGCTTTGGTTCCTCGAACAAGGTGACAGGTGCTTGACGATGTAAGGTGTAGGCGGGAGCAAACCACGAATGAATCTTATCCTGATCCCAGTGAGGGAACAGCATCTTGAAGTCACCACCAAGATGCGCAGGCAGGGTCACAGGGCGATCACCCTTGGTGATGTTCTTCAACCCTTGCTTTAAGTATGGTTTCCACTCCTCGCGAAGTTCCTTCTCGGCAACAACATTGTTGATGTAGTAATCGTTAGTGATTGAATCAAAAATCTTATCAACATTGCCGCGCCAAGTATTAATGTTCTTCGGCGACTGCCAGTCTTCAATCGCAAGATATGCATCGGGTCGTTGACTCAAAGTCCAGAGGGCACCATACATGTATGTGTTGTATGGTGAAATGTGCATCATGAACACCACAACCTTGTCATAGTGCCCCAAGTTTTCACCAGCGGTAACAGGTCTTTGCTCGACTTCCCAACCTAGATCTTCTAAGCACTTGACGAAACTGTAGTGAGCAGTACAGAGTCCAATCTGCGACGACTTGTGAAAGTCAGGAGTACACGCTGCTCGAGTGAACCCTGTTACTAAGATCTTTGCCATTTCTTAACACCTCTCCTGATGCTAGTGTCTTTAATTTCATTAAGAGTATCTTCTAGGAAAGTGTTCCAATCTACTGCTCTTGCTTCCCAATTATAAAACCGATTTACATACTCGCTCGCGTCATTAGTAGTATATAATAATTCTTCTATGTTGTCAACCACTTTTATCATCTCGTTATACAAACGATCTATGTGTAGTTCTTCATTTTCAGTATACTGATACATTTGTGTCCAATTAGCAGCAGTTTCATACATCGCCCCGTTGTTAGAGTGTAGACATACACAACCTGCACTCATTGCCTCCATAAGACTTAGGCACGACAACTCTATCTCATTGGCGGGATGAACAAACACATGAGAATCATTCAGTGCTACTTCTAACAGGTCTCTTTCTACCGTCCCGCGATTAATTATCCTTGGGTTGTTATCTATGATATCAAAAACTTCTTTGAACTCTTGTTCATCTTCTTTCCACCCATACAGATCAACCGTACCATAAACTTCTAAGTGGACGTTGTCATATTTTTTCGTCAACTTATCAAAGGCAGGAAGTAAAACGTGTAATGCTTTCCTAGGATGCACATGATGTATAAATCGAATACCCTCCTGTACAGAAGGTTTGGGGGTAAAAGATCTAATTGGTTCTATGGCATTTAATATCACCTTTATTTTTTCTGAAGGTATCTTGCGTTTCTTAGCAACTTTGTTTAGATGGTAATGACTCATAAAAACGTATCTATGGTAATCTTCCATGTGCATCTTGCTAAACTGTAGCGGATTATGACACCAGTAAATTCTAATCTTATCAGAATGTAACCAATTCTGCGCAGGTGAGTTCGGCGAACACACTATATTGAAATGTTTGAGCAAGTCTTGGTCTACAACTTCCACCAGTTTCTGTGCTAGTTGTTCTGCTCCACCGTTTGAGTTAGGATGAGATTTGTATTTCCCACCAATGATGGCGGTCATACTATATCTTCCAAAGTTTTCTTGGGCGTCATAAACTCAGAAACAAACGGCACCTCTGATACAGGCAAGTCTCCTGGTCTACGATCGCCATACACTATGTCAAACTGCTTTCCATATTTTTCTTGATACGTTTCGAGATACTCTTTTACTGTATGTGACTTTCCTGAACCCAATGGTTCATAGTCAGTCATGGATGCTGGTTCTCTTACCGCTCGGACCAACGCATCAGTAATATCATCAACATGTATGTAGTCACGAACGCAAGTTCCATCTTTCGTGTCATAGTCATCACCGTAGACTGTAAACGTACCAGTCTTTTTCGCCTTCTCGATTCCCAATGGTAATCCTTCTGGGTTAGTCGGCGACCCACCTCCTACGTTGTAGAAGCGAAAGATGGTATACTCTTTGCATGTATCCTTGATAATCTGCTCGCACATAACCTTAGAGTGACCATAAGGTGAGTCAGGATGAAAGGCAGCACCAGTAGAAGCAAAAACCATTTTAGCATTTGGAAATGCTCTCATCACGTTTATAGTGCCGCCCACATTGGTACTATAATACTTTAAAGGGTCGCGAACACTTTCCCCGACTCTAACCAATGCTGCTAAATGAACAACGCAGGTCACTGTTCGATTAGAATTCATCCTGGGATATTTTATATCCCATTCAGAGACGTCTATTGCTGTTGCATTAGGTAACTTCTCAGCGAGCACTTTGCCGATATAACCTTTAGCACCAGTAATTACTACTTCAGGTGTTCTCACAGACTCGCTTCCTCAGGTCGCTAGAACTAAATCGGTGATCACGTTTATTAAAGTGTAGATCAATGTCGCGTTTACGACAGATATCCTTACCAGTAAAATCTTTATCCCGATATTCTTCGCCGAGGATACGCACGTTGATATGATACATCGCTAGGATATCTTCTAGGTCTGCTTCAGTAGAATATGGAATAATCTCATCAACATAACTTACTGCTTTGAGTTGCGTGTATCTTTCAACAACGGTTTGAATAGGTTGATTCTTGCTAGGACGGTCAAGAGTCGGGTCTACCTGCAATCCACAAATCAAATAATCACATTGGTCTTTGGCATCACGAAGCATCTGCACATGACCAGCATGTAACAGATCAAAGGCACTACAAGTAAACCCGACTCTCATCCGAAAAACTCCTCAAGCGTTCCTGCTTGTTGATATGCTTCGGGGTGATATTCCATCACCATAGACTTACCACCCTTCTGCTCAAGGTATTCATACCACTCTGACTCTGACCACATGTTAGGTGATACACCGTTCCAGTATTCGCGCCATAACCTATGATCTTTGTTGAGTCGGCGGTCATCAACGTATTGTTTACGATACGACTCATACTCCCACGAACCCAACTTATCCATATCCTCGCGAAAGTAATAGACTAGAGACATACGCATCAAGTCATCTTCACCTGAGTCGGGTGCCTCGATAGGAGTGTTACCATGAATCACTCGCATGTTATCGACGAGTAATAGATCTCCTGGTCGAACGTTGATAGCAACGCGAACCTCTGGGCAAACAAGATAACCACCCTTCCAGTTTCGCTTACCATCACTGATCACGGTCAGGTTTGAGAATCCTGGGACGAGCGAACCTTGGTCGCGGTGACACGCCATACGTGCGTTACGATCTTTGGTAGTTGTGTTCACTGTAATCGTAGTGAAGGTTGTATCCTCACCAATCAAGAAACGATTGTCCAATCTATCGGCAAATACTTTCTGCCTTCCATACCGAACAGGTAGTAACTCGGCAAAAGTCTTGTCAAGTTTACGAGCGAACGGATATGACTTCTCAAACTTCTCGCGATTGTGGTCAACATATGAAGTCGCACGACCATACGGGATACGTGGGTATCGACCATAGAACCCAGCGATACCTGACCAGATAGCAGTGGCGTAGGAAGTATCAGAGATGCACTCCTCGCGGATACGTTTGGCATATATGGATGCTGCATGAATATCTGGACTGTATCCAAGACCCTTGGTTAATTCGGCGAGTCGGCGCATACACTCAGGGAAAAAGTTTTCATAAGTGCCGAACTCTTTCTCGACAGCAGTAGTCAACCAAACCTCGCCTCTTCCATTTGCTCCCAGCGTACTTCGAGCAAACTCTTGGATAGGGTCAGACCCATCAACATTTGCTGGTTGACCTTTGGCGTACCAATCCAAGACTTTGCTTTGAAAAGTAGTGACCCACTCACGATTGTACGACTTACCTTCTCGAGGACCAGCTGCTAGACCACGATTGTTAGATTCAACCGCTGCGTCAAACAAACCTTCAAGGGCACCGTCCTGTTCTTCTTGAGTGAATACACCCTTGCGGAACTTAAACGCAATGCGGTCCTCGTTTAGAGTATCGTCTGTCAATGAGTTGCTCGGAAGATAGAGATCTGTATCCCCATCAATCAAGATATCATAATGTTCCTCGTCTACAAACTGACCAAGGACTTTGTCTTCAGACTCTATGAAGTTAGCAATGTATACATCTTGACCTTCGTCACCGATGAACTTTTGCCACGAGTAATTTCCAATAGTAATTTTATCCATAGTTCCTATTCTACTACAGTTTTGACAGAATGTCAAGAGTTTTTTCTCTGCTCTCTGAGAGTCAGGTTTACTTGCCTTCTACGCAGGTAATCATTGCGCATGTATTCATCCGCGTTATCAGCATGCATGCCGTTCAAATCTACATAATGAATGAATGCTTGGTACACTATACCGTCTGGATTGGCGTCTCTCCAGTGTTCCACTTCGCAACCAGCATACAAGATAGCATCTCCTACCTCAGGAGCGTATGATCCTTGCTTTAGTTCCTGAGAAGATTTTCTGGGAGACCAATGAAATTTCCAAGGAGAACCTTCGTTTCGTAAACAAACGGTGGCACTGACTTGACAAGATGGTCTGTCAGTATGGCGGTTCAATACTTCTCCAACGGAATATATCCTACAATAGTCGTAAGTTGGACCAAGTCTCAATCCAGTATGTTCTTCCATTTTTTCTAAACTATCTTCTAACAAATCCCAATTTGCGCCATAGTCTGCCCAAGAAGAAGCGCATTGTCCATCGTCAAACAGCATGCCTAATTGATTTTGTTCCATACGATCAGCATAGAACTTTGCTTCCTCTTTGCTTATGAAACCTTTTACAATTTTAACTAATTCATTCATGCTGCTATCTTGGAGAAGTTCTTTTCCTTAACAAACTCAATCTTAGAATCAAACTTACCTTCTAGCATATCACCCTTGTGTGATATGATAAACACATTAGTGTCATCGCCAAGGGTATGAATAATCTTCATCAAGTTTTCGATACCTGCTTCGTCTAACGATGAGTCGAACGTCTCATCAAGAATCAGGAGATTAGTGCTGATGCTGTTCTTCATCTTAGCAACCTGTCGCCAAGTAAACAGAAGTGCCAAGTCGATACGTTGCTTCTCTCCCTCGGAGAAAGAGTCATAGGTAAACGAATCACGGTGGCGTGATCGTATAGTTTCTTGGAAACTTTCGTTGAGATCAAAGTGAACATAGAAGTCTAGGATAGATAGGTATTGGTTGACCAACTTATTTATCACAGGCAGATACTGCTTGACAATCTTGGTCTTGATACCAGTATCTTTTAGCATCTCTGCTATCACGCTGTTATATGCTGCTTGATCATTCAGTTTGTTTCTTGACTCCATCAA